TATGTAAACTTTAAATAACCCAGTATTTATAACTATGAGCCAGTTTGATAAAATAGTATTCGGTAAGAAAAAATTCTCTGATCTTTTAGAAGAGATTTATATTAACCAACAAAAAAAGGATAAGCAAGTAAATGCTCTTGTTAAAGAACTGCAACCTATGATCGAAGAAATAGGTGATGCTACTCTTATTGTTCCATTGATTAAAGAGTATATGGAAATAGGAGTTAAAAACGATGATCTTTTAATTAAAATGGCTGCTTTAGCACAACGTGCTATGAACAGTGAAGGTGGAGAAAGTTCACTAGGAATTTCAGACGAAGAAAAACAACAACTACTTGATGAAATAAGCAAGTTTAAACCTGAATAGTAATGGCTAGTAGTAGGGGTTTAATAGCTATTAACAATATAGCTAATAATTCTAAACAAAATAGTTTTAGTACCTTTACTAATCTAGGACTTAATAGTCTTATAATAGCAGGACGTGTTATTAGTATTGTATTAGATGAGACCCACCCACGATTTGAGGAATTTGGAGAATGGAATGGTTTAGGAACTATAGAATTTGATTTAGTAGATTCACCAACCCCAGCAAATCAATTATATCCTACAGCTCGTCCTTTAGATTCTTCAGTTAAAAGTTTTCCTTTAATAAATGAAATTGTTTATATATTAGCTTTACCTAATACTAATATAGGTGAATTTTCAACTACTAAAACTAATTATTACATAAACACTGTTGGGATTTGGAACCACCCTCACCACAATGCTTTCCCACAAAACTCTAACATACTCCCCCCTTCTCAACAAAAAGATTATGTTCAAACTGAGTTAGGTAGTGTAAGAAGAGTAACAGATCAGTCTACTGAGATATTTTTAGGAAGAACCTTTATTGAAAGAGGAGATATTCATCCCCTTTTACCATTTGAGGGCGATAAAATTATAGAAGGAAGATGGGGCAATTCAATTCGTTTTGGTTCTACAGTAAAGAATGCCCCAAATACTTGGTCTTCAATTGGAGAAAATGGTGATCCTATTACCATTATTCGTAACGGTCAGGGTAATCAAACCGATGAAGGGTGGATCCCTACTATAGAAGATGTTAATAATGATGATTCATCTGTTTATTTTACTAGCACTCAAAAGATTCCTTTAGAAGCCTCTAGTACTTCTTACTCTAGTTATTCTTCTAATCCTCCAACTAAACCAAACGAGTATGCTGGTAGACAAATTATTTTAAATTCTGGTCGTTTAGTACTTAATTCTACCGAAGACCATATATTATTATCGTCTAAAAAAACGGTAAATATTAACGCTATAAGCGGTTTTAGTATTGATTCACCCCAATCCGTGATTCAATCAAATAGTGTATTATTAGGTGGAGTTAACGCAACTGAACCTGTTTTAAAAGGTGATACTACTATTAACATTTTAGTAGACCTAGTCAATCAGTTACAAGCTCTAACTATAGCTCTCCAATCAGTTACTCCACAAGCTGGACTAGCAGTAGCACCAGCTGCTGCTCAATTAGCTCCTCAATTAGCTGTTATAAGAACCCAACTTCAAACTACAACTAAATCACAAGTAAGTAAAACATTATAATGGCTGGGATTGATATTAATACAATATTAGGGGCAATACCTAACAAACAAACTGCTGTTCAAAAGTTAGCTACACTTTTGATAAGAAAAGTTACTGAAAATGAAAATTTAATACAAGCTCCTTTAAATAATCTTTTAAATCAACTTCCTACAGATGGAACCTGTCTTGAACCAGCTTTATTACAGAGTGTTTTGGATAAAAGAAATAACATTGTAGATTTTTTAAATAAATTTGGTAATTTTTTAGATGTTACAACCTCTACATATACAGGAACTAATGTAGCCTTTAATGCTCTTTTAACTACTATTAGAGGCATTAATGTTAGTAAAATAGCAGCTTCAGGAGGAGTTAAAATTCTTCCAACTGCTCCAGGTTTTGTTACTGCTCTTTTAAATGATTTAGGAGATTTATCAGATAAATTAACATTTGATTCTTTAGGAGAATCTAAATTATCTAAAATAAAAAGTGGGTTAGATACTTTAAATGTGTCTTTAGCTATAGTTTCTTCTTTTATAAAAAATATAATCCAAATTTTAAATAGTTTAGATGCTTTATTACTACCATGTCTTAATGAAAATCAAACACTAACCCCCGTATCTGATAATCTAGTAAAAATCGCAACTGATAGTACTCAATCCATAGATAATTCAACTTATCAGGGATTTATATTTCAAATAGAAGAAGTACCTTTTAGTCCTACTGTAACTCGTAGAAAAGCTATTGCATTTAATCAATCTGGTGTTCCCTTATTAGAGACACCTTTATCATTTACAACAAACAACCAAACATTAATCGATGAACTTAAGCTAATAATTGACAGAGATAATTTAAAAGCTTACTAAATTCAATATTTATAACAGATGAAACCAAGTGAATTAAAATCATTTATCAAAGACGCAGTAAGAGAAGCTATCCAAGAGGAATTAAAAGATATCCTTTTGGAAGCAGTTCGTGCTCCTAAAGCACCAATCCAGGAAACTTATAAGATGCATCCTGTAACTGTTGACGCTCCTACAACACAAGTCCCACAAAAATCAGCTACTGAAAAAAGAGCAATGATGGAAAGTATCATGGGAGATATGCGAAGAGGGCAAGATACTCTTTCATTTAACTCAGCTAATGCTGTAACTGCAAATACTTTACAAGTTGCCCCTGGTATGAATACTACAGGGGATGGAACCAAATTACCAGAAGGTAATGTTGGTTTAGATATGATTATGGGTCTAATGAAAGGTAAAAAATAATGGCATTCGGAGCACAAAAGATATTCCCAATAGACACTAAGCCCGGAACGGCTGTTGGTGTTGCTATACCTTTTAATGCTCCAGGTGTATTTTACTCTACTTATACTACAAAAGATGCTATTAGGAATAACTTACTAAACTTTTTTTTAACAGACCCTCCCGAAAGATACTTAAATCCAACATTTGGGGGTGGATTAAGAGCTTTTATTTTTGAGCAAATTACTTCTAATAATCTTGATAGTTTAAAAGAAGATGTACAATCTAAATTAACCAACTACTTTCCTAATGTAGTTATAGGAAGTTTAAAAGTACTCCAAGACCCGGATTATAATACTATAACTGTATCTTTAACTTATAATGTTGTAGATACTACTATATCAGACGAAATTCAAATAGCATTCAACTAATGGCTGTAAGACGTAACATACAATATATAAACAAGGATTTTACTGAGTTAAGAGCAAGTTTAATTAACTACGCTCGTACTTATTTTCCTACAACCTACAATGACTTTAGTCCATCATCTCCAGGTATGATGTTTATGGAAATGGCGGCTTATGTAGGTGATATACTTTCCTTTTATCTTGATAATCAAATTCAAGAAACATACTTACAGTATGCTCGTCAAACAAATAATTTATATGAATTAGCTTATATGTTTGGTTATAAACCAAATGTAACACAAGTTGCTTCAGTTAATGTTGATTTTTACCAACAAGTCCCTTCAACTGGAAGTCCTGGAGCAAAATCTCCAGATTTTAATTATACTTTATTTATACCTGAAAATACTACAGTAGTATCTTCAGCTTCAGGAAGTATATCATTTATTATAGAAGATCCAGTTGATTTTAGTGTTTCTTCTTCGGGTGACCCTACTGAAGTTACCGTGTATGCTATTAATAACTCAGGAGACCCTACATATTTCTTATTAAAAAAAACACGTAAAGCTATTTCTTCTACTATTAATACTACATCTTTTACTTTTGGAGCCCCTGAACAGTTTTCTACAGTAGAAATTACAGCTAATAATATTGTAGGCATTTTAGATATAGTTGATAGCGATGGTAATACTTGGTATGAAGTAGATTACCTAGCCCAAGATACAGTTTATGATTCTATTAAAAATACTAATGTAAACGATCCTAATCTATCACAATACCAAGGAGATACTCCTTATCTTCTACAATTAAAAGGAGTACAAAGAAGATTTACAACTCGTTTTTTAAATAATACTACTCTTCAATTGCAATTTGGTGCCGGAACTTCAGCTGATACTGATGAAGAGATTTTACCAAATCCTGATAATGTAGGTTTAGGTTTGCCATTCGAAATTGACAAATTAACAACCGCCTTTGCTCCTTCAAACTTTGTATTTACTAAAACATATGGTATTGCTCCGTCAAATACCACTTTAACAGTAAGATATTTAACAGGTGGAGGTGTTAGTGCAAATGTACCTGCTAATACTATTACATCGATAACAAGCGGAAATATACAATTTTTAAATAATAATTTAAACGCTACCGCAGCTAATACTATATTTAATTCTTTAGCAGTTAATAATTCTGCAGCAGCTGATGGTGGTGGAGACGGAGATACAACAGAAGAAATTAGACAAAACGCGTCTGCGAATTTTGCAACACAACTTCGTAATGTAACTCAAGATGATTATCTAGTAAGATCACTTTCATTACCTGCTAGATACGGAGTTATTGCTAAAGCTTATATTGAACCTACTAAAGCACAATCTGTAGCTTCGGGGGCAGCAGCATCAATACTTGATTTATATATTCTTTCTTTTGATAATAATTCTAAATTAAAAACAGCTTCGGTAGCCCTTAAACAAAATCTATCTACTTATCTTTCACAATATAGAATGGTAAATGATTCTATAAACATTAAAGATGCCTTTATAATTAATATTGGAATTAATTTTGATATTATAGTACTTCCAAATTATAATTCAAATGAAGTACTTACTAAATGTATTTTAGCAATGCAAAATTTCTTTGCTATTAAAAATTGGCAGATTAATGAGCCTATTATCTTAAGAGATTTGTATGTTATTTTAGACGAAGTTGAAGGAGT